GGCCCTTTGCGGTAACGCGGACCTGCGTGCGCACCAGCTCGCTGCCGTCCGGCTTGGTGCCCACGAAAACCTTGTGCTCGAGGAAACCGCTGCGCAGCGGGCCGGCGTAGCCGAAGAACGTCGCGGAGAACGGGTGCCGATAGATCCAGAGCTTCAGCTGGAGCATCTCCAGGAACTTGCGCTCCGGAATCTGCATGGCCTTGGCCGCCTCACGCAGCGTCAGCGAGCCCACCGCCGTGGCGATGCGGTCCAGCGCGTCAGCCTTTGGCGTCAGTTCCTCGACGCGGGACGCGTACGTGCCCAGCAGCCCGCGCAGCGCGACAGGGTCGGAGAGGATGGCCAGCGGATCGGTGGGCGCGGCCACGCGGCGCTCCAGTTCCTGCCACCGGTCGACCAGGCGCGCGGTGAACTCGGGCGACAGCTGCGCCACGACCACGATGCTGTCGCGCTTGCCCTGGATCCCCGCGAAAACATAGACCTGAGTCGGCCTACTCCTGCCCATAGCGTCTGTGCTGGGCTCGTCCCCCAATGGGGGTTGGACAATCACTCCGCGCTGGACAAGCCTCTCAATCGACTGTTTCACCTTGTCATGGCGCGAATCGACGAGCTCGGCAATGTCTCGGCTGGTGATCGCCGGCGCGTCGCCGGCAATGGTGAGTTGGCTCATGGGTGCACGTCCTGGCTCGCGCCGGTGATGATGAAGACCACCTCGCCGCCCTTGCGCGGCTCGGCGCGCACCAGCGGGTGGGAAATGAAGCGCTGGTCATCGATGCCCAGCACACGCGCCAGCCCATCCCGGTACGCCTTGCAGCGGCCGAGCATGTTGTCGTCGTCCGGCATCTGCTTCGTCGGTGGGTAGAAGTCGACCCACAGGTGCAGCCGGCCTTCCGGCAGCTGCATGCCCTTCCATCCAGCCCGGAACGCAGCCAGAACCGCCGTGGTCTTGTGCGCCTTCGTGGCCTTGGCCTTGACTCGCCAGTGCACGCGTGCGTTCGGCGACAGGTCTTTGCTCGGCCACGGGAGCGTCAGGCTGATCAAGCGCGGCTCCTGTCGCGGATGTACTGCTCCACGCCCGGCAGGCGGATCACCTGGCCGCCGTTGCGCAGGAACTCTTCGACGCTCGGCGCCGGCTGGGATTCGGCGCGGCGCGGCGGTGCGCGGCGAACCGCCATCACCGCGTGGGCGGTTGCCGTGACCTTGCGTTCGATGGCCACGGCGCGTGCGCGGCGTTCGGCCTCGATCTTGTCCCGGCGCACCAGCCGCGCCGCGGCACGCTCAGCTTTCTCCAGCTGCAGGCGCTCGAGCCGGGCGGCCTTCTGCAGAGCCTCGTCAATCCGGCGCTGTGCCAGCGTGCGGCCGCCCTTGTCTGCGTAGACCTGGCGCATGCGCTCGCGGTGCTTCTCGGTGCTGGCCTTGCTTCGGCCCACCGGTCGCGGCGCCGGCTCGCTCACGAACGTGTAGGACGTGCGGCGGCCGGTGCCGGTGCGCTCCAGGTAGCCCGCGTCGGTGCACTCCTTCATGGCGCTGTAGTACGGCCGGCGCAGCTTGGCGCCAGCGCCAACGCCCATGCTGTCGAGGATCACCTGCGGCGTGTGCGCGCCAGGGTTGGCCTTGAGCCAGTCGCGGATGCGGCCCGGGTAGTTCTTCATGCGGCCCCCTTCAGCAGCGGCTTGCTGCCGAGCAGTTCACTCAGTTCAGCGAGGCGCGCGCGGATCTTCGGAGAAGCGGAATCGGAAACCTGCACAGTCCCGCTCAAGAGCGCGACCGGATTGAACGCAGGCTCCGGCCCTTCCAACTGGAGATGCGGCTGCACCTCCTCATGGGTCAGCAGGCCACGGCTGGCCGCCTGCCGCAGAGCCGCGTCGCGGCCGGCAATGTCGAATCCAATAGATGCGCTGTAGACGGCGGGCTGATGCGCAGCGCGCGCCTCCTTCACCAGCCGGGTGTACGCCTCCAGGAACGCCTGCCGAGCAGCGATCTTGTCGCCCATGTTCATCAGCGGCTGAGCCACGGCCCACGCGGCCTGCATCTGCCCTGTCCACACGACGGTATTGCGCTCATCCGCCGCTAGGATGGAAGCGGCCCATGCTTCGTTCGGGGTCGGGTGGCCGTCGTCGATGCGCTCAATGATCGCCGCCAGCGACAGCCGCCCCTTCAGCTCGCGGCGGCACTGCGCCAGCGCGGCTTGCAGAGCAACCATCGGGTACACCGAAAGGTCTCCGGCCATCATCGCGGCCGCCATCGGGCGTATTTCGTCACCGATCACCTCGGCCGTGGCCACGATCAGATCGATCAGCTGATCCTGCTGGTGGTTACTGAGCATTCGGATGCCTCATGGCGTTGAGCAGCGCTTTTGCCTCGGCTGCGGCGCTGAAGTTGGATTCGGTGCGGTCGGTCTGTTGCGCGCGGGTCTGCGTCATCGTTCGGCCGGTGGCCCACTGCGTGCGGTACGCCTCGGCCTTGGCCAGCAGCAGCCCCAGGTCGTGCATGCCCTGCACCACGTAGCGCTCGTTGACGTTGACGAACCACTCGGCCACCAGCGGTGCCTCAGTGCGGCCAAGGCGCTGGACCAGCTGCTTGACGTTCGTGTTGACCTTGGCGTTCCGCACCGGGGTGACGCTGTGGCGTTTCCGGTATGCAGCGGCGTAGGCAGCCCACGTGCAGCGGCATGCCGCCTGAAGCTCCGTCTCTGACTCGTCGGCCGGTGCGGCCGGCAGGCCCGCCGGAGATGACGGTTCTTCTGGCGGTTCAATGGGGGTTATATGACGGTTAGGCGGCGCCCCGTGCAGGTCCAGACCTGCGCCCCGTTCCGGAGCCCCTGCACCGGGCGCACCCTGAGGTGCAGCGGGCGCACCCCCTGCATGGGGCGCATCCCCTGCGCCCGGTGCAGCACCCAAATTTGAGGCTTTCCCGACCTTGCGCTTGCCCTTGGCGGACGCCTTGGACACATCGAATTTGGCCGGGGTCACCGTGTAGTTGGAGCTGCTGTTGAAGCGGCGCTCACGCGCCAGGATGCCCACTGTTTCCAGGTGGTCCATCGCGCTGCGTACGGCGCGCTCCGACATGCAGCAGCGGCGCGCGATCGTGCCCACGGCAGGCCAGCACACACCGTCGTCGTTGGCCTGGTCGGCCATCGAGATCAGCACCGCCTTCTGGGTGACGCTCAGGCCCTGAAGCGGCCAGCACTGCGACATGATGATGGTGCTCACAGGCTCACCACCACGCCGCCGAGCGGCTGACCACGCCAGCTACGGAATGCACGCGCGATCGGGCTACGGCGACTGCGCCAGCCACAGAATTTCGGCCGAGCGTCTGCGTGCAGGAATTGCTTCACCCGGCCGAGCGGCATGTCGAGTGCTGCGGCGATCTCCGCGGGGCTGCAACGCTCATCACGCAGCAGGCGCATCAGTGCGGCCTTGCTCATTGCCCACCGCCCTGCTGCGCTTCGAGCGCGGCGGCCTGCTTTTCCCAATACAGAACCTTGGCTTCGTAGCGTTTGATGCTCTGCGCCACGTGCCGCTGCTTGGAAAAGCTGGCCGTGCCGGCGTAGCGCTGGCGCTCCGAGTCGAGCATTTCCTGCGCGGCGCGAGCGCTGGCGCGGGCCGCCTCGGCCGGGGTCTTCTCCGGGCCTGTCGCACGCGCGGGGCCGGACTGCGTCACCCTTCGCACCGTCGGGTGGTTCGATGCCCAGGACATCACTGCGCCCCTGCTTGGGCCGCAGCACGCGCGTGCTGCGCAACCTCGGCAAGCATCGCCTGGGCATCGCCGCAGGCTGCCGCGATGTCGGTCGCCTCGTTCGGTGTGATGCGACCGTCGCCGATCGCCTCGCCGATGATCTGGGCCAGCTTGCCCTTGGCCGACGACGCAGACAGAAGCGCGGCCAGCATGTTGCCGCCAGTCGGTGCCTCGGTGCGCTGCAGCGTGTAGCCGTGCTCCGCTGCCAGCGCGTGCAGGATGCGGTCGTCACCGGTCACGCCCATGATCTGGCTGGCCTCGGCCAGCGTCAGGTGGTGCGTGGTGTTGTTGGCGTTGACCTTGTTGCGCAGAACAGCCGCCGACATGGCGCGCTCGCGCCCGTCCTCGGTCTTGTTGATCAAGCGTGTTGCCAGCGCCTCGCTGCCGCCTGGGTAGGCGTGCACCGTGTGGTATGCGGCATCGGAGATGTTCATCGGGTTTCTACCTGAACGTGGTTTCGAGTGACGGCGGCCGGCAAGATCACGGCCATGGAGAACAACTGCTCTGGAACAGCACCGGCCTCAGCCGGAACGCATCAAAATGGCGTCGCCCTCACCGCGGTACGCTGGTGCCCCCACGGCTCCAACGACTGCCCGCAAGGAGGGCGACATGGAAATGGAAGAACGCTTGAGACTGGTAGAGCAGGAATTGCCGCGGTTGGGCGACGCAATCGCCTTCGCCAAGGGGAAGGCGATCGGGCTGGAGGCCGCGGTCATAACCATGGCGCGCGAATGGGGCAACAGCCCGCAGGCATTGATCGAAGCGCTACACGACATCATGGAAAAGCTCGACGACCCCAAGGCATCCCCAGGCTTTGCCGGCCCGCAAAAGCAAGTAGCCATGGAGATCATCGAGATGGTTTCCAGCTGCCTGCATTCGCGGAACCGCTGACCTTTCGAAGCCCAACCACTCGCCCGCTGTGTAGATCCACAGCGGGCGCAAAATTGGCTTCGTATGCACGCCAAACGGGGCCGGCAGCCACATCTTTCGCAACGGCAGTGACGATCTGTTCCTGCGGCAATGGGCGCGCCAGCTCAGCGCAGCTGGGCTTGTTGAGCCAGTCACGAAGCAAGAGCCGCAAGTTCCACTTGTCTGTCAGCGCGCGCATCTCAGGCCACCTCCACGGGGACGATTCGCTCTGCGTCCAGATCGGACGGAGCCTTTGGTTCCTCGGTCGGCTGCGGGGCGACCAGCGCCAGGACGGTGGGCAGCGCAGGCAGCTGCTCGTCCTCGCCCCAGGCCTCGACCTGGTCGCGCGGCAGCTTCAACAACACGGCCAGGCCGGCGTCGTTCGACAGGCCGAGCTTTGCGCGCAGCGCGCGCTTCGTGAACGGAACTGCGCCCTGCCCTTCGCATATGCTCGGCTCTGCAGGCGCGCGCGCCGCAGTACCGACGATCGACAGATGGAGGTGATGCAGACGGACTGCGGCCATACCGCCGGGTTCGCGCGTGCGCCCCTGTTTGATGTCGCTGACGGCCTGCGGTGACTTGCCGATGAGCCGCCCGATTTCCGTCAGCGACTTCCCGCTCTCTTCGAGCCCCTTGATGCGATCCGACCAGGTCATGTCCATGGAGCCCATGTTATGGGATGCCATAGATACAAGTCAACGGGATGCCATAACGCTATCCCGTAACAATTGCTCAATGACCATAGGCGAACGAATCAAGCAGGCACGGCAGCTGAAGGGCATGACGCGCCCTCAGTTGTCCGAAGCCTCGGGCGTGAAGTACCCAACGCTTGCCGGCATTGAGAACAATGACCAGGCAGGCACAACTCAGCTGCCGGCCCTGGCGGAGGCGCTCGGCGTCAGCATCAGGTGGCTGCAGACCGGCAAGGGGCCGAAAGAGCCGGGTGCGCCCATTGTCGATGACTCCGACTGGACGGACGTCACTGGTTGGTCACAGGCAGCTGGTCTGGGAACCGGCGCCGAGGCGCAGGAGTACGCAGAGACCCACAGCCTCAAGTTCAAGAAGACCAGCCTGCGCCGCCGCGGCATCCTCGGGCGCGACCTGGCCGTCTATTACGGCAAGGGCGACAGCATGGAGCCGACCATCCAGGACGGCGACGCCATCCTGTTCGACACGTCGGACACCAGGCCGGTCGATGGCAGCCTCTACGTCATTCAGGTGCACGGGATGGCCAACCCCGAGTACTACGTCAAGCGCGCGCTCGTGCTCGAGGCTGGCGTCTACTTCCAGAGCGACAACCCCGGCGGCGACCACCAGTGGCGCAAGCCCAAGCCCATGGCCTCCAAGAAGCATCCCATCACCATCATCGGCCGCGTCCACTGGGTGGGCGGCTGGCGCGACTAGCTATGGCTGTCGACTCCCATCTGCAAATCTGAACAGTTAGCGCCCGCTCAAGTATCCGGGAACTATGCCGATGCATTTAGGGTCGAACTGTGCAGTTGGGCCGGCATTGTTGACAAAAGCATGTACTACTCTGTGCTAACTATGTAGTCAACAAATGTCGTCAAATTTCGAAACATCTATGTATACTTCGCCGCTACACGCCATAGCAGGCGGCTAAACGCCGCAGCAGATCGTCTAACAATTCGTTCTAGCTGAACTGGCCAACAAGAGGGGAGCAGCAATGAAGCTGCATTATCGATACGGGTGGCCCATGAGCCGACTCTTCGCAAAGGCTGGCGTTCCGGTCTTCTTGAAAATTGAAGTGATCAAGGACGAAGAGGCTGGCGTCTTCGTCGCCACGAGTCCAGACCTGCGAGGTTTGGTTGTCGAAGCTGAATCGTTCGAAGCTCTTGTGAAAGAGACGCGTTTGGTTATAGCTGATCTGACGGCCGAGCCTGTCCCGAGTGAGGCCAACGTTTTCACCGACATGCACTTCCAGGATCGGATAGCCCATGCATGAATGGCTTTGAGAAACAGGTCAAGGAAATCCTTAGGCGTTATGGATGGGCGTTTCTCAGGCATGGCAAGGGTTCGCACGATATCTGGGGCAAAGGCAATCAAACCGTCAGCGTGAATCATGAGTGCCGGTCTAGGCATACCGCGAACGGAATACTGAGAGCCGCTGGCATCAGCGAACGCATCTGAAAACCCCGCTCCGGCGGGGTTTTTGCTTTGTGGGGTCCGGTGCTACCGATCAGTTGCGGGGATCGGCGATCAGCCTGGATGGCGAGCCGTACAGAACGAGCACACGGGCGCCTGCTGCAAACGCAGGCGTCGCGCCCTGCACTACGGTCATCAGGGAGCCGTTCTCGGTCTGGACGACGTACTCCATGCCATCCGCGCGCGAAGCCGAGCGCTCCGCAGCGGCACCGACAATGGCGCCGGCGACCAGGCCGCCAACTGCTCCGACAGCGTTGGCACGCCCGCTGCCGCCCATCGACGAGCCGGCAATGCCGCCTGCCGCCGCCCCCGCCGCGGCGCCGCCACCCTGGGTTCCGTCGATCGAAACAGCGCGCGCACTGATCACCGTGCCCGCCACGGTCCGATTGACCTGCCCAACCGACCCCACCGAGTAGCTGTCGGTGCGCACATTAGGTGCGCACCCAGCTACTGCGGCCGCGAGGATGGTCGCGACGACGAGCCGCTTCACGGCTTCGCCTGGCTGCTCGGGAACATCGGCTTGCTCACGTCGACCGTTTCCAACGCCTGCAGGAACAGTGCGATGTTGTTCTGGGCGGAGCGATTGACGGACTCGCGAGCGCGGATCACGCCGGCGAACGCATAGCCCGCCGGCACGGTGCCCGAAGCGCTCACATCCTGGGTGTAGACGATGCTGCCGTTCGAGCGATCGATCAGCTCGTAGCGTGCGATGGTCTTGGTGGTCATGGACGCACCGAACGACGGTATGTCGATCGCCAGGATCTTCACCGACAAGCTCAGCTTTCGCGGTGCGTCGTCACGAAAGATCGCCATCCGGTTGAGCGCCTCAGTCAGGGCGTTCTCCCACATGTCCGGTATTTCGTGCTGCGCCTCAGGCGGCACCTTGCCCTTTGCCTCGTCCGGCCGGGCCAGCGTGACCGTGAGCGACTTCAGCTCTGCATCGAGCTTCTTGCTGCTGACGCCTACGCCCGGCACCGAGAAGTTGAGCGGCGGATTGGCTGCACAGCCGGAGAGCGCCGCGATCACGATCGCAGCGGCGAGTAGCTTCTTCATTCCATTTCCCCTGTTTCTTCCATCGCGGCATGGGGCCGCGCCCCTAAAGCTCACGTAATTGTAACGAAGCACAGCCAGTCCCGGATTGTTGAGGCCGCCTAAAATAATCTATGGAATCCCATTGACACCTATCTATGGAATACCATAGAGTTGCTTCGTCGCCCCAGTAACACGGCATTCCGCCGCGGGGCACGGAGACTCAGATGGAACGCGTCGCGCTCGACACGGCCACTAAGGCCTACCTCAATGAGCTGGCCGCCGATATCGCCGCTCAAGGCGACCCGAACGGCGACCTCTTTGCGGAAATGGAAGCCGCACACAGGCGGCGCCAGGCCTTTGCCTCGGAGATGGCGCAAGGCCGTACCGACCGCGCCGTGCGTGCCCGCCGCATCCTCGGCGTCCAGATTTACGGCGATGCTCTGGTAAGCAGCGAAATCGAGCGCATGGCGGAGAGCGACGCGCACGGTTTCCGTCAGCGCATTTGGGCGGGGGCCTGAGTCATGACCTCCAGCATCGCCTCCAGGCTTTCGGTCCTAACTTTCGTTGCACTGGCCGCAGGCTGCGCCGTCACCGGCCAGCCCGCCGCAGAGCCCACCACCGCCAACGGTGAGGCCATCCCCGAACAGCTGTCGATCACCTCGCCGCGCTTCTGCGCCGCGCTGGCGGTCTACGAATTGGCCACGGTCGACGACTGGGGCCTGCGCGCCGGCATCGCCCGCGCCGCGCTCAATGGTTTCGCCACGGTCGGCCGCGTGCCGGACTGCGCCGAGGGCGTGGCCGGCGCGCTCACCGGTGGCAAGTTCAGCCCCAACCGCTGGCAGAACGCGCTCGATGCCGTGGACGCAGTCGATGCCGGCGATTACGCCCTGCCCGATGCCTGCGCACGCGCCAATGCGGTGATCCCGGCCAACGCGCCGGCGGCGCTCGCCGCCTCCTTCCCGATGGCCGCACAGGCGCAGTGCGTCATGCATGGCCTGGCCTTCGTCGAGGTGCAGCCATGAGCCGTACGCAGATTGATTGGTCTGTCGCCCCTGCCTGGGCAAGTTTCGCTGCACAGGACGCAGATGGGAACTTGCGTTGGCACGAAAATCAGCCTGTCGCTACCAGCTTCTGGTGGTACTCAGGTCGAGGGCAAACAGAAACATTCGCTCAAGCTACTCCGGAGTGGAAAAACTCATTGACTGCAAAACCTAAGGCGGGCGGGAAGGACTGCTCAAACGTTGGGGGTTCGGTAAATGTGCTTGCCGTCATCGATAACTACATTGATCTGGATTCACCGCCCCAGGTCGCGACGTTGGCTGATGCCCGCGTCGCGGTGGCCGAGCTGCTCGATTTTGTCAGGGCTTCTAGCTGCCACTGCAGCCCGTCCACGCAACTCAGCTCCGGCCAAACACTCCCGGCGATCATCTGTGCCCGGTGCGACGCGCTGGCGCGCGCAAGCGGTGCTGCATGAGCGCGTCCGTCGATGTGCTGGACATCGTCAACAGGGCCGCTCTGTTCAACGGCGGCCTGGTTGCTGACGACCTGGAAAAGGTCGGAGACGCACTGAAAGAGCTGTTCGAGAAGGGCCGCCAGCTCTCCGCCCACCTTGAGCACTCCATCGCGATCGCCAACGTCAGCAGCCCGGAAACCGTGCCGGTCCGCCACCCCATCCGTGTGGCGCTCGACGAATTCGACGAGGCGCTGCGCGCCGCCGGCGGTGCCGCATGAACCGCCTCACCTACCGCCACACGGTGAAGGGCTTCCACAACGACGTGCAGCTCGCATGGTGCGAGCGCTCCCGCAGCTGGCTGCTGCAGGTGCTCGTCAACCGCGTGCCCGTGGCCTCCATCGTCGCCGGCCGCGAGCCCGGCATCGAGTTCGTCGCCCCAGAACCCGACACCGCCTACAAGCGCCACCACATCCAGGTGCGCGGCGCCTTCATCGACATGCCGGTCGAAAGCTGGCGCGAGCTCAAGCAGTGGCACGACGACATCGCCAAGGCCGTAGCACCGGTGCAGGTGTTCGACGACGTGCCGCGCGATCTCCCGCCGATCTGCCCGCCTCTGGCTCCCTTCGCACAGCGCGCGCGCCAAGGCCGCGTCCAGGACATCCGCACCCATGGCTGACGGCTCGCACTCCTTCAACTTCCCCGTTCCGCAGGTCTCGTGCCTGCGCCCCGGCGAAATCGTGGTCGACCTGTTCGCCGGCGGTGGCGGCGCCAGTGAGGCGCTGAAGCAGGCGCTGGGCGTCGATCCCGCGCTGGCCTACAACCACGACGAGTGGGCGATCGGCATGCACGCCGCCAACCACCCGCTGACGATCCACCACCGCGAGGACATCTGGCACGCGGATCCGCGCAAGGACGTGGCCGGGCGCCCGGTCGGCTGGTTCCATGCCTCCCCGGACTGCACGCACTTCAGCCAGGCCAAGGGCGGCCAGCCGCGCAGTCACAAGACACGCGCGCTTTCCTGGGTGGCGCTGAAGTGGATCGGCCAGCTGCTGCGTGCCGACTTGCGAGACGGCACGAACACCGCACCGCGCATCCTGTCGCTGGAAAACGTCTGGCAGATCCTGACCTGGGGTCCGCTGGTGGCCAAGCGCTGCAAGGCGACCGGCCGCGTCATGAAGATGGACGGCACCGTGGCTGCGCGTGGCGAGCACGTGCCGGTGGCGAATCAGCAGCTGGTGCCGGACAAGCGTCACAGCGGCCGCACCTGGCGCCAGTTCGTCGCCGCGCTGGAGTCGAAGGGCTACCGCGTCGAGTGGCGCAAGCTGACCGCCAGCGACTTCGGCGCCGGCACCAGCCGCGAACGGCTCTTCCTGCTGGCGCGGCGCGACGGCGACCCGATCGTGTGGCCGGCGCCGACGCACGGCACCGCGCCCGGCATGCAGCCTCGCGTGCGCGCCGCCGACTGCCTGGACTTCTCCATCCCCTGCCCGTCCATCTTCACCCGCAAGCGCCCGCTGGCAGACGCCACTCTGCGCCGCATCGCCAAGGGCGTCATGCGCCACGTGCTGCAGTCGGCCGATCCCTTCATCGTCCCGGCCACCCACCAGGGCTCGGACCGGGTCAACGACGTGCAGGCGCCGCTGCCGACGATCACCGCCGCAAACCGCGGCGAGCTGATGCTGGTCGCGCCGGAGCTTGCGCCCTTCATCACCGAGCACTCGAACGCCAGCAACCAACGGACGATGCGCGCCGACGAACCGCTGCGCACGATCTGCGCCGGGGTGAAGGGCGGGCATTTCTCGGCAGTGGCGCCGATCCTCGCAGGTGTAGGTGGCCGCGCCGGCCAGTCTGAGCCGCGTTCCGGCGCTGAGCCGCTCTACACGATGACCACCAAGGCAGACACCGCGCTGGTTGCGCCGGTGCTGGTGCAGACCGGCTACGGCGAGCGCGAAGGCCAGGCACCACGCGCACTGGACCTGCAGCAGCCTCTCGGGACCGTCGTCGCCGGCGGCGTGAAGCACGCAGTGGTGGCTCCGATCATGGTGCAGGCTGGTCATGGCCAGGGTCGGCCGGGCGGTGTGCAGCGCTGGGGCATGGGCAGCAAGGACGCCCGCACGCCGGTGGGCACGGTCACTGCAAGCGGCAGCGGCGGGCACGCAGTTGCATGCGCTTTCCTTGAGCAGGCCAACGGCGGCTTCTACGAAGGCGGCGGCCGCGATGCGCGCGACCCGATGAGCACCATCACCGCGACCGGCAGCCAGCAGCAGCTCGCAACTGCGCACCTGGTGACGATGCGCAAGAACGCCCATGGTCAGGATGTAGCCGAGCCGCTGGGCACGGTATGCGCGGGCGCCGTTCACCACGGGATGATCGAGTGCACGCTCAGCGCCGAGCAGCAGGCCGGCGCGTTGCAGGTCGCCGCATTCCTGGTGAAGTACTACGGCAGCGGCATCGCCGTGGACCTGCGCGAGCCGCTCGACACTGCGACCACGCGCGACCGCATGGCGCTGGTCACGGTGGTCATCCAGGGCACGCCGTACGTGATCGTCGACATCGGCCTGCGCATGCTCAAGCCGCACGAGTTGTTCCGCGCGCAGGGCTTCCCGGCCAGCTACCAGATCCAGCGCACCGCCGACGGCCGGGCGATCAGCACCAGCGCAGCAGTGCGCATGTGCGGCAACAGCGTCAGCCCGCCGCCATTGGTTGCGCTGGCGCGGGCAAACCTCGACACGAAGCCTGCTTCTCTGGCGGTGGCCGCATGAGCCAGTCCAAGTTCCAGTCGTTCCTCGAGGCGAACGTCAGCACCGCGATCGGCTTCGCCATCAGCTGGGCGGTCACGCCACCGATCCTTGCCGCGTTCGGCTACTCGGTCGGCGCCGGCAAGGCCTTCGGCATCACCGCGGCATATACGGTGATCTCGATCGTGCGCGGCTACCTCGTACGCCGCGCTTTCAACCGCATGGAGGCACGCCCGTGATCACGTCCCCCGCGTTCCGCTATCACGGCGGAAAGTTCAGGCTGTCGCCGTGGGTGCAGCAGCATCTCCCGCCGCACCGCACCTACGTCGAGCCGTTTGGCGGCGCGGCCGGCGTGCTGCTGACGAAGCCGCGTAGCTACGCGGAGGTTTACAACGACCTCGACGGGGACGTGGTGAACTTCTTCCGTGTTCTGCAGACACCCAGTGACCGCGATCGCCTGATCGAGCTGTGCCAGCTTACGCCTTATGCGCGAGCTGAGTTCGACCTCGCATGGGATGCTACAGATGACGCGGTCGAGCGTGCGCGGCGGCTGCTCATCCGCGCCCAGATGGGCTTTGGCTCGGCTGGCGCCACAAAAGGCAAAACCGGCTTCCGGATCGACTCGCAGCGGGCTTATGGCACTGCACAGCATCTGTGGACTCGATTCCCCGCCGGCCTAGCCGATGTGGCGGAGCGCTTCGCCGGTGTTCTGATCGAAAACCGATCCGCGATCGAGGTGATGCAGCAGCACGACACGCCGCAAACGCTTCACTACGTGGATCCGCCTTACGTCCATAGCACTCGCGTGATGCAAGCAGGCAAAGCTGGCTACTACCGCCACGAGATGACCGAGGCGGATCACAAGCAACTGCTGGACTGCATCGTCAGCCTTGCGGGAATGGTTGTGGTGTCGGGCTATCGCACTGACCTGTACGACTCCGCTCTCGCCGGCTGGCGCCGCGAAGAAACACAGGCGCGCATCAGCGCAGGCCGTGGCTGCAAGCTCCGGACAGAATGCCTGTGGATCAGTCCCGCATGCGCATCAACGGGGCACCAGCATGGACTGCCGCTGGGAGACGCCGCATGACCATCGCCCTCCTCGGCTGCGGTCTCGACGCCATCGTGCAGCACGACCTCGCCGGCATGCCGCTCCAGATCACCGACGCCGCGCGCCTGCACCGCTACGAGTGCGCCCGGCAGCTGCGCCGCACCGCCCAGTCGCCCGAAGCGCGCGAGAGCGACCAGCTCCGCGAGCAGTTCGGCCGCAACTACCAGACCGCCTGGCGCAACGGCCA